GACAGTTCTGCTCTGATAAGTAGGTGCAGATGTGCAGTTGGTTTCAATATTTTTGCATCCTGTGTTTACACACCTGGTATTTGTGTGACAACAATATTATTGCTGACAGTTTGTATATTTGCAACCACGTCAATACCTTGTGCTGTAATGTTTATGATTTGCGCAGGATTATTGTAGATGGCGGTGCTGCCGTATTGAGACGCACATGGTGCAAATACTTTTCGGTTACTGCTCCATGTATTGGTCATTGCGCGAGCTACCCAGCGCTGAATAGCCGCTGTTCCAACAAAAGTATTGCCATAATCAGGTTCGGTAGGTAGAGCCTCTGTACGAAGCTGGGAGTACTGTTCATACCCAACTGTCCATGTAATTGTGTTCAATGCAGCGTTTCCTATGTTACCGGTGCGTACAATGCTACCAAAGTAGTTGGGAGTTGCAGTTGATTCCATTTGTGACACAGTTTGGAACCAACGCATATTGGCACGCTCTTTGTCTTCGCTTAGTGTGATATTGCTGGGATATGCAGTATATATTCCAGCGGGGAATCCAAGTGCTGTTAATGCGTTACCGCTGTTGATTACCCATGGCTGTGTCCACCCTGCACTTTCTAGTTGAAGATATGGACCTGCAACTTCTGCAGCAACACCTGTTTGGTTTGTGTAGTTGTTGATTTGACTCACAGCACTCTGGATATTGCCAGATGCAAACGTAATTGTAACACCGTTTATTGTAACATTTGACCCTGTGTTTACATTGGAGTATGCAGTTGCAGCAACTTGACTGAAATAGTTTTGATACTGACCGCTGGGATAGTAACCCGGATTGTTCAGTCCAAGCGTGGCTAACGCAGTGCCGTTACCTTCTGTAAGATAAAAGGGTACACCTTCGTAACCTGGCGCGTTTTGCAAAGTTATGTAAGTTGCTGCCACACTCTGATCAGCATAGACACCTGTGAATTTTGTCATTAGGTTAATTTTGACAATTGCAGATGCTAGTGTGTCAGTCGACGCAAATGTAACAGTATAGTTGTTGATTATAATAGTGGCTCCGTTTACAAAAGGTGTGCCTGTTACTGCTGAGCCACCGGTTGTCTTAATCAGACTTTGTATCTGCCAGGCTGTTTCGCTGTCTAGTCCACCGGCTTGATTTCCAGTAAGTGCGGAATAGTCGGTGGGTGTATTGTTATTCCAAGTGACCTGGTAGTAAGTTGGATTAAATGAGTAGCTGGTCATGTATGATCCCCTGCATGCGGTATGTGGCTTTATTTATCCTGATTGAGTTACAGAACACGCCAACCCGTATGCACAAGAACCTAACCGTGCCAAAACATATGCTGTCCTAAGGTGAATTTTCGACTTTGTGGAGCCCAACTATACATCAAATGTGTACTGTGAAAATATGTTGCCCCTCGGCCAGTATCTGGTATATGCCTAAGGTAAACGTCAATTGCTAGCCGCTGCATTTTTTCCCATACATCATCTTCGCGAGCCCACCTTGGGCCAAACGACCTACCTACCCAGCTAAATTGCTGTTTTCGTACACCTCGATATACATTATATTGAAACACATTTGTACAAACGTCATTTCCAAAATCCTCTTTGCCAATTCTGTTAAGGGGGACGTATGCTATGGCAACTTGTTCGTTGTGCTGGCCGTCGCGTACTTCAAAGTACAAATTCCATGCCATACATTCAACTTCTTTACGTTGAACATCGTTGAGTAATAATGCCTCAGGAACATTTAATGGCAGATGGCTACGTAAAACAGGGATTGATCTAAAGTCGGCTGTGGCTTTTGATATTTTATCTAATGTTGGGGTTGGCATTGTAACAGTAGGCACTGGCTTTTTTGTGGCTGTTTGTGCAGAGTTATTTGCAACAACAGGCAGTTGCTCTACAGGGGTGGGCTGCGTAAGGTTAACGGCAATGGATGCCTCAACCTCGTTGTATGGGATGGCATTTGCTGATTTAATAGCAGATACCGGTATTAAGCCAGCCTGGCTACCACATAACAATATGCCCAGAGACAAGGCTATATATCGGATTTGCATTACGTCGTACTCTCCTTATTTTGTTGTTTATACGGCTTAGACACAGGTGTGTCAATGCTTTGATTGCAAGCCGTTGATAGATATGAATTTAATCTATCAAAACGCCACAGTATTGAGTCTGGCGCAGCGTGATATTTAGGCAATGCATGGCCCATTTAAAACGCATTTTAAGTTTGAAGCTCTTGTGGATACAGAACCTCGTGTGCATGAGCACAATACTATATAGCATCTAGATAACCGATAGTGCAACCATAAAAACATTTTCTAGACTTTTTCTAGTCGCTAATGCATAATGACAGCATGGACAACAACATTATCGAAACGCTATCATCATGTGAAACGTTGGTTACACGTATTGAAGATTCTGTTAGCAATCTTAACAGCCTTCTGCAATCTGCTTCAAAGCAAGGTCTTTATATTCTACTCAACAAGGAAGAAATCGATGGCGGCGGCAAAACCCTCCAACACAAAATTACACTCACCCATGCATCCTACACAACAGTCTTTGTCAAGTCCGCAACTTAGTTATGACGATGAAAAAACATGGAACAATTACATAAAAAATTTATATAACAAACCGGAACATACATTTCGTCCCAAAAAAGGCAAAGACTATAGCCTCAGTGATTCTCTTGATTTGCACGGCTTAACAATACAACAAGCATTTAATACCACTCGTCAGTTTTTAGAGGAGCATTGTATTAACAAATCTCGTAGTGTGATTGTGATAACCGGCAAAGGTGGAAAAATATCTGATGAGTTTCCTGCTTGGATAGAAAATCTTGGTTTTGTTCGTACGTGCGAACCTATTTTAGACAGCACGGGCAGCGCCGGCGCATATCTTGTTAGTTTATACGCTCAACGTTAGCCACATTAACATAGCAACACTGTATATGGCATTGAGATCGCCTGTGTACAACGCAGTAACATTACCACTGGTGGTATAGCCTGGATACCTTGGATTTTGAAAACTGTTGGGAGACATTAGTTGGTTGTTCCATAACCAATGCGTGTTAGTGGTTGGCCACGTTTCTTCATATAAAATAAAAAACTCTGGATGCGTAATTTCATACACAATATAGTTTTTTATGCCGTAATGTTTAAAACGATCCAGTGTAATTTCATATTCAAATAGATTAAACGTGAGCCATTTTTCACGTTTACTGCCGTGCAGATGCTCTGTACGAGCTGTCAGCTCTACAATTTGGCCCACTGCATGTTGATATTCAACTGGTAACTCTATCATGACGATAATGTACGATGTACACTTACCAGTGTCTACTATTTTTTTTTGGAAAATGGTGCTGATATGCATAATTTTATGTTGCAGTGCAGCATAAATATGCTAAATAATAGATAATAAGAAGGAGACCAACTATGTTGTTCAAAAACGCAGTTAACAATCTAAAAAAATGGTGGGCAGAATACACCATGAGTGCCGATGAGCGCTGGTTAAGCCAAAGCGCTGACGTAGTAGAGTTGGAAAACAAGCTACGTCAAATTTGGAATCCAAACTACAACAATTTTCGCAAATTAGGAGGAACTAAATGATTAACAATACAGTGTTTAAGGAAGCTAACCAAGCCGTGCTAGATTACGCCACACAAGCCACACGCAAGAACGTTGATTTGCATACAACTTTGTTTAAAGATTGGATGGAACTCAATAACAAGCTAGTTGACATGTGTCATGTTAAGGACATGGTCAATATGTTCACTTCATTTGCCACTCCAAAGAAGTAATAATCACAAATTGTTATTAAATGACAATTAGCTCCAAGCATTACAGCAGCCTTGTGGGCTAACTGTGCTGCCTAATTTAAACGTATCTGGGATCTTTTCGTCTAACATTGCGAAAAGATCACAGGTACCATTTTTAAACCAACTGCAATTTTCGCAACGAACCTGACCAAGGACATAACCCGATTCATCTGGGGTTACAATGTCTTGTATAGGCTGGTCGTCGTGCGGCTTACCTTGTATATATAAACCGCAACTGGCGTTGGCAACAACTTTGTCATCTTTGCCAAATATGCCGCAGCGCTCCTTACCTGGTAAGAATAGCTCACATGTACTACATTGTGCAAATTGGTCGATGGGCGTTTTTGATTCAAGATACAAAAACGCCCATCGACCAATTTTATCACCTTTTTTATACGCTTGTTCAAGAAGGCTAATTAACGATCGCATGTCCATACTATATTTATTACTGGGTTAGCTTTACAACATGTTATTTTTCATGTTCTGCTATGTGCTTACCTAGCAAATACCAACGACTTGCGGTATAATTACCGACGCATTGCAGCATTATACTTATCGATAAAGTTTTTAGCTGCAATTCGTAATTCTTCTATGTCGACATCAACTATGCTTGCATCTAGTTCTTTGCCTAGTACATAAATGTATGTTTGCATACCACTGTTTTCGCCGTTAGGGTCGGTGGTCTGTGTCATTTTTGAAAAATTACGTAGAACTAACATATCTTCCCAGTTGTTAGTCATTTCTTTAAACAAATTAGTAATTGTTGGCGGAGTTTGTTGAGGAGCAGCAATTGGCGGAGAAGGTATAATATCCCAATTATCTGACATAGTCATGTCTTTTATGGTTTTTAACAATGCCAATGCAGCGTTTGATTCGCTGTGATCGCATAATTTAAAAAGTGTCAATGTGTCCTGATCTATCTTATAAAACAGTATCACTCGTCCTTTGATAAGATGCGCATGCATAATTCCCGGAATGGCAACTTTGAGCATTCTGCCATACGGAGCATCTTTTTTGCCAAATCTAATAGGAGGGTCAAACCATGACTTATCTTTAAGGAATTCAGTGAAAGGTATGGTAAACTGCTCGCCGTTATTTTTTTTATAAAATTCTTGTTCTTTTTTAAAGCTGCCTTTTGTAGCTTTAATAGTTCGCGGAACAGCTCTTTGTACAGATTTGATATCTTCCTGTAATCTCAAAATTTCTTTTATTCGCATATTGCAACCGCATTTTTAAACTTCTGCCATTCAGCAAGCTCTTCTGCGCTAGGCTGCAAAATTTGTTTATTAGTAGACACGCGCTGTTTTGCATTTTCTTCCCTTGCCTTTTTGCAAATACTTGCATAGACATTTTCTGTAGAAGTGTCATCGGTGTTCATGCTCATCATACCCTATTTTTTAATATTTATCTTTGACTAGATATTATGTAACATGACATTACATGTTGGTCAACCAATTTATTGTAGTCTTTGCGCAAACGCCCGTGGACAGCTTGCTGCGCATCAGTTGGTTTACAAAATTAGAGTCTTTTCATGTCCAACTTTAATAGAAGGGTCTATCCAAATTTCGTGTCCTAGTTCTTGTGCTGACCAACAGAACCCAACGTCTTCGGCACAGAAATCATGAAAATTACCGTCGGTTATCCATCGTGGGCGAAACCACGGATACTCCATAGTCTCTATTATACCTGCTTTAATTGCCAGAAATCCAAACCCTGTATAATTAGCAATAAACGGAGAGGTTTTTTGTTGCATAGTTTCACGATCCATAAATTTAAATGTACCAGTAGACGATAAAAATTTAAAATCAAGGTTCTCAACTATTGGATACGAATTGCCGTCTGACATGAGATACGTACCAGAAACAATAGGTTTGTCGTGGTTGATAAGTGACATAATGTCGTCCGGTTTCCATACCATATCGCTGTCAATCCACACCATAACGTCGTAGTTAATCTGGCTATTCCACGGTTTTTGATTGCGTCCTTGCGTGTTGTTTCCGCCAAGTAGACGATTGCGAGTATAATACACAACAGGGTCGTATGTCATTGAATATGCATAACTGATTTTATTGTTCTGTAATTCTAACAGGGTAGAATTCCAGGAATTAAAATAGTTACTGCTGAATGTTTTTCCGGGCAAGCAAAACACAATTCTCATTTAATATCTTCCAAATATATCATACAATTTAAATTGTAGCAGGTATGTATGCCAATATACGATAACAAAAACAATTACGGCAGCCACAGGTAAATACCATTATGCATAGAATATTATTAGTTACACTTTTAATCCTACCTGGGTGTGCAGTTAAATTTAGCCAAGCTAACTATGAACGTATTGTTAATGTAGCTGTAACTAGTAGAGACCAGGATGTTGTATGTGCGACTAAAGATTCTACCAAAATTTATTTTGAAATGATGCATAAAGATACTGTATATGCACTTGAAGACAGTGCAGGCAGAGGCGATACAGATCTAGTTAAGATGCTGTCAGGTCAGTTAGAAGAAATTGAACGATTTCAAACCATGCTTGCAAAAGGTCCAGTGAGTATGTTTTTTTGCAAACAAAAGGTTCGCAACATATACGATACAGCTAGACTAATTTCGATAGAAGAAGGGAATAAGTTGAAACTACCATGAGTCAAATAATGAATAATTTGAGTGTTCTTGCAGCAAGTTCATCACAAATGGTTGCTAGAAATGCAATGCAGGCAATTCAATATCAACAGGCATTAGACCAACAACAAATATCTCAAACAGAATATCTAGATTTGATGCAAGACCTTGCTGCAATGGTTCGTGTTGCAGAAGCAGCAGATGATCTAAATAATAAGATATTGCTAGAGCAATGTTTAAATGCTGCTATCACAGTTGCTGGTGCTGTATACTGACACATTTGAATTTCCGTAACTATAGCTTAGATACCGTCATAGTTGAGTCTGTAACCGGGGATGATACAGGTCATTTAATGTATGGGGAATAAAATACAGTAGTAAGAGTTGGTGTCTCAGCAAATGTCAGTAGATAGTCAACCAAATCTTCTTGCTGCTGAAAATATATCAACGTATATGGCCAGAATACGGAGTTGCTGCTACTGTACCCAGGGTCTGTTTTTATTACGACCGACCCGGCTCTGTGTTCAAGCCATGCAGTGAATTCGTTGGACAGTTGTCTAGACCCGTTGTTTTCCAAATATGTTCCATTGCGTATAGCGCTGGCATACCAGCCTGTTATGTCCTCCATGGAAAGCCTCCCGGATACCGTTGTTGCATTATTTGATTTCCTTGAATAAAAAACTCAGCATTTACTGAGTTAGGATTTCCATCTAGCCTGTAGCAAACGGTCGATTTACCAGTGCATCCAAAGTTTGGTACATGATGCGTAATAATAGAATAGAACCTGCGATCGCCGCCCCAACCACTATACCAAGCAGATGCAAGATTAACAATTACATCTTTACGTATACAGTATGTTGATGTGTCTACCAAATGATGTTGATCACTTACATATATTGGCCAGCGTCCGAGACTTTCACAGTCGTCGTCGCATATGTATCTCCCTCGAGCATCATGAATTTTACGTAGTCCGTGGCACCATTGCCAGTTATTTTTTTCACAACACTCAACCATGGTGTTGACATGGTGCGGCTCAAACCAATTGTCTTGATCTAGATACAAAATGTAATCATGATCAAACAAATAACTAACAGCCGCATAAATTCTGTGGCCGTACCAGCCGTTGCGGCCGGTATTGGCAGGCAAGACCATGGTTTTAACTGTGGGATATTTTACAAGTATGCTCTCGGCATTGTTTTTAAAGTTTGGCCCATCTATTATCACCCATACTTCGGTGTTGCGGTATGTTTGAGATACCGCACTACATACAGCATCTTCAAGAGTAGACGATCCTGTGGTAGGAATTACAATTAACGCGGATTTTTCTGACATGTACTAAGATAATTGAAAATACAATTAAGGTCAAGCTGCTTGTTGGTGGCACCGTTCAATAATAACACGGTTACCTATTTTGTTTAAAACCAGGCCTTTTACTGAGAGTTGATTTCTATTGTCTAGGCTGGCGTTCAGCAAGCCGTTGGCAAACTGCTCTACTTGTCCAATACTGAAGCTGTACACTTGGGCCTGTCCAAGCAATCTCAACAGCATATTTTTGATTCGCAGATATCCAAGATCCTTAATTTTATACCAATCCATTGAGCCGTCTGCTAAGGTTACAGCAGACAAGTCAATATCTGCCAGCGCAGTAGTTAGTTGCCATGCTTCTTCTAGATGTTTGATACTGCGAATTGTATTGATATCTGCAATTCCAAACTTGTCCATAATGGCTGGCCAAACACAATTGCGGATATAATTTCTATCGTACTTGTTATCTAAATTGCTTGGATCCTCAACCCCTACCACATGGTTCTCTTCTGCCCAAAGCTCAATTTGAGACCTAGTCACGTCTAACATAGGCCGAATAACTGCGATGTTGGTATCGTACCAACACGGCGAGTTAGCAACCATGCTTTTAAGCCCACGAATACCACTGCCTCGAAAAAGTTTAAGAAAGAAATTTTCACATTGATCATTTGCATGATGCGCTAAAATAATGCTGTCTGCATTGCTTTCGCAAAAAGCTTTATATCTTGCTTTTCGCGCTGCATACTCAAGATTGTTGCCAAGCCCGTCGAGACTAACTTTAACAACAGTGCATTGAAATCCCAACGCTTTGCACTCTTTTTTTACAAACTCGGCCCATTTATCACTGTCTTGATGAATACCATGGTCGATATGCATAGCTGTTAATTCGCATTGCAATAGCTTGCGATTGGCTGCAAACCAATGCAACATAGTGATGCTATCTATGCCACCGCTTACCCCGATTACAGCTTTTTTGCAGTTAGCCAGCAACGCAGACACATGGGTAATATCTAACAGGTCCATTTAGTCCTCCTGTTTATAATTTAGCATTAATTTGTTAAAGTGTCAACAGTTGATGTACATAACCGCAAATTGCTTTAGTGTCTGTTTCTGTGTATATCTTTTTGTTCTTCCACAAACTTCTTAAGCAGTTCTGCGGACAAATCGTGGTTGATTAGCTGCTCAACACCCCAGTGCAGCGGTGAAGGGAGATTTGACAAATCGCACCAAGTATAATTTGAACTTTCGTAATTTAACTGTGGTTTAAATTCGTGTTTTACAGTACAAGCAAATGTGTAAAATTTAAAGCGAGGGGCATGCATCTCGTTTGTATAGATAAGTTTGAAAGGATTATCGCCTACATCAAACCCTATTTCTTCGTGAATCTCTCTGCGCGCTGCTTCTTCTGGTGTTTCTCCGTAATCAACTCCGCCGCCAGGCAAACTCCACGTAAGTGGCACTGGTACGTATTCGCTGCGCTCGATTAATAAAAATCGATCAGTCTCTCGGCAGAATATAAGACACCCTGCTCCTTCTTTTTTTTGGGTTCGTAAATCTTTAGCTTTCATATTAATATTTACCGCTCGACGTTGTGAAGCTTTTTGAGTGCAGAAACTTCTTGTCGATATATTGCACGCATTTTAGCAGGATCGTCTAGTATTGCTTGATAATCTTTTATTGTAGAACTAAGTTCTGCAATGGTTGACAGTACATCATTGTATGCATCTTGTGCCCACCGATAGCTAGGTAGTGCAGCAAGCCTGTCTTGTTGATGTTCGTCGATTACAATTTTAGCTGTTATCTCTTTTATTTTAGTAATGATTTCAGCTCGATTTTTTGCCTTAGGAAGGAATGCTGGCAATCCTTTATCATAGCACAACTTTAGTGCTTGATTCCAGTTTAATTGGTATGTTGCGTCGGCTATTAGCTTTTTATAACGAACTGCATAAAATGACACACGCCATTCTACAAAGTCTCGTACCAACTTTTCTACACCGTCGTATTGCTTGATGTTGTTGCCATCCCAATCGAGCACAACTATTCGTTCTGTTTTTTTGCTACGTAGTTTGAGAAACTCAATCGCCTTGCTTTCAGTCCACCCGTTGATCATTCCACGTTTAAACCGCACTTCAATTTTAATATCTTTGGTGCTGCGATCTACATAGGTTTGTATCAGTTCCTCATCTTCCATTTTATTCAATCGATCTTTGAATTTTTCAAGAGAAAGATCTGGTGGCAACTCGTGTACAATTACACTGCTGCCGTCAACTACAACCTTTCCGAGAAATTCGTAAGCATTGTCGCCTATACCTCGCACATTGCAACCAAGGTATTCGTAATTAGGCAACATATCAGGGAATTTCTTTTTGTTGTCAATTGCAGCTAGTGTTGCTTCTATTAGATCGGACATGCTGCGAGGTAATATTTCAGTACTCCAACCAACTGCAATACCGCTTACACCGTTTAGTAGTACCAGCGGAATTAGCGGGAGAAAATGTTTTGGTTCGAGTACCGATCCGTCGTAGTTTTCCTTAAGTGGGATAATATCGTAATCCTGATAAATCAATGCTTCGGTATGCGCGTTCTTTTTGACATATGTATAGCGAGGGGCACCCCAATCACTTGGACCAACTCTTGTACCAAACGCACCAATACCGCTTAACAACGGAACGTTGTTGCAATATGGTGCAGCCATGAGAGAAATGGTATCGCATGCGGCCGCGTCGCCGTGCAGGTAGATGTTCTCGCTTATGAGACGGCCTGCCAGTGAGATTGTTTTAAGTTTTTCATTTTGGGTTTTCATCACAAATAGTGCTTTACGCTGGGCATCTTTAAGTCCATCGCTAACGGATGGAATTCCCCGGCTTTGACAGACATAGATTGAGTATTCTCTACTGGTGTCTTTGATAAAGGTGGTTGTGTCTGCATAAGTCATAATTCGTTCCTTAAAATTTCGTCATTGCACATAATAAAATGCACCATTGTGTCTTGTGTTTGAAACACAGCATAACAGGTTACACTGTGATAGAGATATGGGAATCTGACTTCATTTGTGTAACTTGATCCACTCTTTTCTCTCATCAGCTTTGTTGTGATTAAAAATAAGGTCTAGCGCCTCTGACAATTTCCCATCATCCAACAAGGGCACTAGTTTTGGATTGGCAAGGCTATGTATCCAATCAGTTTCCTCAAGGCTACCAAGTCCTTTGGCACGTGTTGGTTTTGGTGCACCTTTCCAATCATCTGCATTATAAGTTTGATAGTCATCTGCATACCAATAATAACGCTTTTTACCTTTTTCTTGGATGATAAATGGAGTTTGAAAGACATAGAATACTGGAGGTAGTTTAGGATCGAACAGCTCGGGCCAATGAAGATAGAAAAAGTTTACCAGCAGTGCTGTAATGTTTGCGCCATCGGGATCTTGGTCTGCAGCTAGATATACATTGCCATAGCGCATGTCTTTTCGATTGGCTTTTTGTCCTAGACCTACTCCTACAGCAGTCATAATGTCTGCAATAATTTGATTATCAATGACAGTCTTGGGCAATTCTCCTCTAACATTAAGGATTTTACCTCGCAAAGGTAGTGCTCCGTGAATTTCCGGATTTCTTACCGCAGCTACCATGCTCTTAGCACTATTGTGACTGAGTAGACCATTTGATAACACAAACGTTTCGTCATCTAATACTTGTATGTCGTACATGTTTGTTTTTCCTATCGGAGAGATATCTGCAATGTCTTCCATTAAAAACAAACTTTCATTAACATTCATTTTTGTATAGCTCCGTTTATAATATCAGTTATTGTTTTTTTATAGTCTTTTGGATCAAGTATTATTGATCCAAATATATGTTCTTTTTTCTTCATATGATCGTTGTATTCTTGCGAATCGCCGCCGGCAATTTCAATATAAATATTCTGCGATACCATCCATATATCATAAAATAAGCTACTATTTGGATATTTTCCATTAATCATAAAATCATCAAATTCCTTTAACCCTAGAGAACATAAATAATCATAGATTCTAATCTCATTAAAACTCTTGAGAATCGTTCCTTTATCTGTGTATGAATAGCAGCTATAATTATTATGAAATATTTTACGAAGATTTTTTCTATAATCTGGCAGTATTTCTCTAATATTGTTTTCAATTTCAACTACAGACACTCCAAAAAAATCTTTTGCAACTTCGTAAAATTTATAGAATTTCAATTCTTTTTCTAAATTGAACATATGATATTGATACGTTTGACAGTCCTCAACTATGTTAGCAACTCGTTCGATGAATGTATCAAACAATTCGATATTATATTCATAATCATCTCTTTTAATATGTGCTCGTAAGTAATACTCAGTTCCTTTAATTTTTCCGTATTTTTTGATATAAGAACTAAGGCTGATATTTGTGCCGTCTTTCCATTTGTTATATTTTAGTAACCCTTCTTGTGCTCCATATTTTTTTATGAAATTGTCTAAAGTGATCGCCTTTCTTTGCTGAACAGCATTCCACATCGATTCTCTGTTGCTATCGATATATCCTTGATAGCTACGAGAATAATTGGCTTTATTAATCCACGCATTACGATCTTTATCATTCTCTTCGAACCATTTCTTTGAACGACTTTGCGATTTCTTATAATCATTTATATTTTGATGATTTTCTTTATAGAATGGGCTGCTATTTCGACCATGAATTTTTTCTAATGCTGCTGTTTCAGTGATTCCATATGCTTTGCTTACAAATTCTATACTGTTTTTGTTTAATTTCTTACTTTCACAATTGTTTTTTGCAAAACAAAGGAACTGCGCAGTGTGTCTGCGTCTCACTCCAGTTGGTATGATAAGACCGTTGTTCACATAATGATTTATACCGATAATATCATGATTAAAATCACCGCACCATGCACATCTTAATTCATGATGTTTTATATCCCATATCTTAAGATAACTGAATATTGATATATTTTTTCTTGTCAATGTTGCTCGTAACCGAATACTTCTATCATGTTCAGTATTCTTTGATCGAAAACTGATATTCAATTTTTCACATGTAAATTCACATAACATGGTATTATATCGCCCTCTGTCATTATTGTTTATTTAGTATAGAGGGTGACAATTATGATAAATTATGCGCTATTAATAAATGAATTTCAGAATCTAGATATTTGGTAGGAATTTTTTCAATAATACCAGAAGAAATATTTAACACTGAAAATAAATGGTTTTCAGAAATTATACATGTTTGATTGATTATACCATTCGTAAATGATACAGATTTATTAAATTTTTCATCATCAAAGTCATCTACCCTTACAATTTCAAAAAACGAAGATTCCATGTTAATGATAGATGAGAGTAATTTATGTTGAGTTTTAACAATATCTTTGGCTTTCACCACTTCATACATATTATTTTCAATATTGAAAACAGGCATTTTGTGATCTGTGCTTATTTTTATAACTTTACCAGTTGATGTTGTTATCGACACACCATCAGTAATTTTTGCCTGCTTGTTACATATTGGTTTGATCGCGCCTGTGTGCGTTAAAACAAGATCTCCAAGATTTACGTCTTTTACTTTTTTATTGATAAATTCACCATCTTCGAAAATTGCGATTTGTGTGTCTTCAGCTATGCAGTCGCCTTCACAGATTAGAAGAATGCACTTGCTGCGATCCTTGCCGTTTGCATCCAGCAGCTTTGGAACCTTATTTCTCATAAGTTTGCGATTGGCTTTGGCTATATCCGCATCGTCGCGTTTTTGGGTACGAGCTGCACAACGTTTGTATATTGCGTCAACCCATGTCTTGTGTGTGCGAAGTATGCTCTTAAATGTAATTTCGTTTTCAAGGCTTGTTTTGATGTAGCGATCAACTTCGTCGTTGATCAACCGAGTTTTGCTTTGGCTATCAAAGTTAGGCGCATGCATTGTGGTTGTATTATAAATTAATAATCCGTCGGCAATGTCGCTGCGATTGGGGGCTAACCCTCTGCGCTTGCTTTCTCGTTCCATAGCTTTAAGCATGCCGCTAAAGAATAATCTTTTAAACGTGTCAATGTGTTGACCTCCGTTAAAAGCTGGGATGTCATTTACAGTACTGTGTACAAACTCGCCTTCGATTCCAAATTCAGGAACCAAATAATATGTGCTGGCAAACTTATCTTCGTTAATGCTGATAATTACAGGATCACTATCAGCAAACATGGTTTTGTCAATGCTTTTACCTACAGTGACCTTTTCGCCGTTGAATGTAAATCGAATTTTAGGATGGTTGGCGGCTACCTCAAATATACGAGATTTGACAAAAGATAAAGGAATCTTTGCGTTTGGAAATACAGTTGGGCTAAGTGAAAAATTGATTTCTGTACCGGATTTCATTGCGCTGGAAAAAATGCGTGGTTCACTGATATCCAAATCGGGCATCAGTTCAGACCCTTCTTTAAAGGTCTGTTGAAATCGTTTGCCAGCTCTCTTGATATCAATGACGAATTCTTTTGAGCAACTTACTACAACTGATGCTCCAATACCATTTGTTCCGCGTACTTCTTCCCTCTCACCAAAATTGCGACCAGCACGAGCTTGGGTAAGTGCCATAGTTGCTTTGTGCATTTTTTCATTTTCGTCCCAGTCAATTGGAATGCCTCGGCCATCGTCGGCAACACTAAAGGTTAATGTTTTTGGATCGTATGTTACATCAATTTTACTACCATGTCCGTGGCCTACAACTTCGTCAAGACTGTTATCAAATATTTCTCTAAAAGCACAGTATGCAGCAGGCGTCCATGCAACGTTTTCGGCTACTAGTTTCTTTCCGTCCCAATTAATTACAGTCTGTGTATGTAAATTACGGCTGCCAAGATACATTTCGGTACGCAGGCGATGATGCTGGGTATCGGTTAGTTTGACAATTTCTTCGCTTGATTTTTTAGCCATTATAATTCCTGATTGTATAACATAATGATAAGCATACGTGAATACGCGGCGATGTCAACCTTGACAAAAAAACGGAAGATGTTGCCACCTTCCGTTTTATTAGTATTTTGCAATTAATTGTTAGCACATTAATTTGATTATTCCAGTAATTCTAGCACACAAGGTGGTGATACTGGAGTAGTTAGATAACAGTTTTCATTTATAGACAAGTTATTTATCAGTATTGATTTTTATTTGTACGATATTACGAAGATGAGAGCATATGCTCTCATCTTCTATTTATGCTCTTTTACTCACAAATTCGTTCAGTTTACTAGCAAGTTCCGTAATGTCAACACTCGAAGGAACCGTCGGCAGTGCAGGATATTCTATAACTTCTTGGTTGTATTCCTGAGTCATGGCAATGTCACGTTTCTGGAAGTAGACAAGTTCCAGTGCTTGACGTTGGCAATTCCAATCTTCCATAAGGATATCTTTAGCCATCTTCAGTAGTTCTAGTCTAATTTCATACGCGTCCATTTTTAGTCTCCTTGTGTGTGTGTGTAGTGTTAAATGGACCCGTTATTTAACAGGGTGGAGCCCATACCCTGGACGCTAAACCTCAGGCAGCAATTTTCATTGCTTCAACAGGTGTATTGTCGTTAGCTGCGTGAAATACGTCAACTATGTTTTTTGAACTAATTATGGGTCGTATCTTACCCAACACCTACTTCAACCCTTACTGCTATCAGTCTATCCTATTTCACCCCCACAAGTAAGCCTACCCATCTCAACCTGTTTTTGCAGTACAGGGTGCCGATTGGTTACGGCTGAGAGTAGGCTTACTGGTGGAGGTGCGGTGGTGCTGCCCCTCCGGTCCTGCCTAACTTATTTAATTGCTATCAACAGTGTCAACCGTATTTATAAACTATGAAACAGGCAATGTCAAGCATATGTTGATGTAGGTTTGCCGTGACTACTGTGTTTTAATCCATCGTTGTGATCAAAAATTTTGAAATTATCGCAATCGTATGCATTAGCAAACTCTAATGCATCTTCAAATGTAGTGAATATATGATCGATGTATTTTAATGCACCGTTTAACCAACGATGTGTTCGAACTCTGTGAAACTCGTCTGCCATGATGTTATCTCCTTATAACCTATTTATTTTTCGCGTGTAAGACCGACACAGCTTGCTGCGTGGGTAATTCACTTAAAATAATCTAACCAGTACTTACGAGTAGTACTAGTGTAAGATGTTAGCATCAGTTGATTTATTTTTACATTTAGCTGCGGAAAATGCCAAGTTCTGCGTAGCTTTTTGCACATATCGTCGCTGCTAACTGGATCGGCACAAAACCATTCCATAGCCCATGGTATTTCTTTACTGCCAACAATAGGTACACCTTGACTAATGTGGTCAGCTCCTACTATGTTAAATGTTTCGGTAAAACTTACCTGCATTGCAATATCAATAGTGGAACATGTTGTGAGAAATTCTTCTCTCGGACTCCATTCATGATTTATCAGTTCATGACCTTTGTCTGCCATATGTTGAAACAAACCTGTAAGATTGTTCAGCACCGGCTCGCCTTTCATTTCTATTCGGCCAGAATTTACATGGAAACGTAATTTTCTTCCTATAGAGTTGGCAAATTTAATAGCTGCAAGTGCTTGTAATAAATGATTCTTAAGAGGTCTAATGGCACCGAAACAGGAAACATTAATTACTTCACTTGAAGGATCGAACTTTTTTGTTTTGTATTCTTGAGGATAGAAGTTTGGCATATAGATTATGCGCTTATTTGCTTCAGTATCTGACCAATTGTGCATATGCTGTAGATAAAACCGTGTTTCATCCATCATTCTTGGCGCATTAACTCCAAATACAATGTTAGGAAACCTAGCGTAATCACCGATCCAGTCCATTGCAATACCTTCGCTAGCAATAAATGGCATTTCACTGTGTAGACGTATAATCCATGTAACAGTCGGGTGTAATCTACTTAAAACATCAAATTTTGTTGGTACTACCCATAGTGCTTCAATTATAACATGCGTAGGCTTGAAGGCAGTAACTTCGCGATCAATGCAGTTGTTATCAATAGCTACTACGAGCTTACTTTCAACTCCGGCATCTTGCAGCATTTGATACATAAAACTAGCACTGTTATAAAGGCCTGTACTTAATCCTGTTTTGTTGTGTATGGTTTGATTGTAATCTGGTCTACGCTTTAAAATGAATAGAACTCTTGACATGGTAATCCTTGAGGAATAATATGCGTATTTAATTCAATAAACTGAGTGAGAATTACTAATTATTTGTTACATTCAAATATTAATGACACGTTGTCTGAGCAATGTTCATAGAAAGGTATTGCCACACAAATGTTGCAGCAGCAAGCGATGTAATTTGAGATTGGTCATACGCCGGATTCACTTCTACACAGTCCATACCGATCCAGTTGATATGCTGTAATTCGTCTATTAATTCACTTAGCCACATTGTCGATAGCCCACCGATTTCCGGAGTGCCTGTGCCCGGTGCATACGCAGGATCCAGACAATCTATGTCAAGGCTAAGATATGTCGGAAGATTACCTACTTTTGTTTTAATAATAGAGGCCATTACAGCAGGATCATGTTTCATAGCCTGCCTAGCAGATATGGTAGTACCACCTCGTTTTTGTAAAAGTTCTCTAGACTCTTTATCTGCAGGGCTGCGGATGCCAATACTAATAGTATTGTCTACACTGATAAAATTATCTTCAATGGCGTAGTATAACCATGTGCCGTGACCTTGTAACTGACTGAAATGCATGGACCATGTATCGCAGTGTGCATCGAAATGAACAACAGCAACTTTGCCGTGTTTAGTACGAAGCGTGCGCAGAATAGCATCGGTTATGCTGTGATCACCACCTAATGTGACTACATGTTTGTTGCTAGACAAAAAACTACTGTAATGTTCTTCTATAGTTTTCAACGCAGCGGAAGTGTTTCCGCTAGGTACAGGAATATCGCCTGCGTCGCCCACGTGACTGGTTAAATCAACCGGATACCGGTTATGAACACCATCAGTTAGCATCATGCTAGCATCTCTTATGGCATTAGGCCCCATTCTAGTACCACTGCGAAATGTTGTAGCACAGTCCAGAGGAGCACCTAATATCACAAAATCTTGACCGTGATAATTTGGTACTCCACAGAAATTGCGCGTGGTACCATATTGAAATGGCATATGCATCATAAAATAAGACCGCTTGACGGAATGGCTATACCCGATGTTTGAGAAATGTAGTTTTTTGTGGCATCGGCGTTTGCTTTTACCATGCATACCACATGGTTCTGGGCTATCGGAAATTTAACTGACGAGTTGGCACTCATTATCCAAAAAGGAGCCATTTGGACACCTGGCTGGCCGGTACGCGGATCTTGACTAAGAATCATTAACATCGGCTTGGTAACAACAGTCATAGACCCTTGCTGTTCAGTGTATTTTGCAATAATCTCGTCGCCATTACTTAGCTTTATACTAACAATATCACCAAGATTAGGTGAGTTTTCAATTAACATTATAATTATCCTTATGCTACAATAAGAATTGTAGCATAAGGATGCAAATATATCAAGA